TTTCTGTTGGGGGTGGCTACGACATTACTAATGGGGATTGGGGGATTGATGTGACACCCGTTGACTACGATTTAAGTGTCGTATCGACCTCAAATCAGTTTGTTGTTAGCAGTGCTGAGGGTTCGATCCAGTGGCGCGTTAACGTATTTAAGTTGAATCAATAATGACATACGGTATTCGAGTAGAAAACGAGTCGGGCTTTACACAAATCGACGACACTACACAGGGGTTCCAGGTGCTCGCTACTGGGGTTGTATCGGCTAGTAACGCGTACTCCATTAATTATGTGACGATTCCGAGCACTTATCCAGATGACATCCTTGTTGTGGCTAAACCTAACAACCCTAATACCAACTTAGACTACCGGTTGTACGCTAAGTACAGAGATACAACTAATAACAACGGGGTTCGTACTCGTCGTTGCTTTATGAACTTCGCAGCCGGAGGGAGCGTCCTTGCTACGGAAGCCGCTGATTACGCCATTATCCAACGCTGCAGTGAGTTTGATGACAGTCTTATTAGTGGTCAGACCCCACCTAATTATGGCTTAAACATTTATCAGTCCAACGGCACTTTAAGTTTTACGTCAGAGCACCCAACTTACCGCGTCCAAGCAGCACGGCATCATGAAGTCACGTCGTCTAGTTCTGGGGCAGGCACTTGGTACACAGGCGTCGACAGTACAGACATTGAAGATATTTACGGTTTGGCTATGGGCTATGAGGCATATAAGTATCGAGTGTTTGGACCTCCGGCAGATCGCGAGTACGAAAGCTTCTCTCGACTACTAAAATGGAATTACCAAAATTCACGAATAGAAACAATCACGACGAGTACTGGTGGCCAAGCGGGTTATACCAACGGGACATTTACAAGGGTTTGGGAAGGGCATAGAACAGAGATGGTGGGATATATCGTATGAACAAATTTGCACTGGTCGCAGAAAACGGAGAGGTGGTTTCAATTGTTCACCCGTCGTACGACGGTATGTGGACCGAGGGTCAGCAGGTTGGAACAGAAACCGCGCGTAGTTTTTCGTACGAAACTTCAGATACGACGGTTTTAAACGAGTGGTATTGGCGCGATGCCTGGGTAAAAAACAAACCCATACGGCCTGGTGACTATTACTACTGGGATAACTACCAGTGGAATCTGAACACAACTGAGCTTCAGGCCGAGATGCGTTCATTGCGTGATTACAAGTTAGCTAAATCCGACTGGACACAGTTTAACGACAGTCCGTTGTCTGATTCTGACAAAGCCGCTTGGGTGACTTACAGGCAGGCATTACGAGATGTCCCAGCAAACAATCAAGATATAGATTCACTAGACGATGTGTCCTGGCCAACACCGCCAGGTTAAACAGGAGATAAGATATGCACGCAGGTAAAGGTAAGCAATGTATTTTGAACCAACAAGACAAGCCAAAGAAAAAGAAGGCTAAGAAGAAGGCGAAAAAGAACTATGGCTACTAATCGCGACTACAAAGAAGAGTATAAGTATCACCAGACTGAAGCTCAGAAGAAACGACGTGCTGCCCGTAACAAAGCGCGGCGTGATGCCCTGGCGAAAGGTAAGGTCAAGAAAGGTGACAAAAAAGACGTTCACCATAAAGATGGCAATCCCAGAAACAATAGCAGTAAGAATGTTGCTGTGGTGAGCCGAAAGAAGAACCGTGGTGCGTACCGATTTGCATAACCTCTATGAATTTAATGCATTAGATTCATGACCTGACCCCCCGTATAATTGCGCCTCTTTCATATAGGAGGCACACCATGTTGTACGTAATAGCGTTCGTTCTTTTAGCACTAGGGGCGATAGCCAAGCAGGACTTGACGTAGGGTGTCAGTGACACCCTCAAAACTAAGCTAAAGTAAATTAAGTAGTAGAAACAAGTAGTTAGGATTCTGAGCGGCAGTAAGATTGGTATAGGTAAATAGAACTTAACCTATTGAAATAGAACAATAAGTTGCAATCCAGCGCACAGAATCCCTCTCTCTCCGCCACTTTTGTAAGTGCTTGATGTGCATGGATTTTTCAGTAAGATAATGTCCTTCGACACTCATAGGACACCCTGATGCACGTAAGGAAGCGCGGCAACGGTTGGCAAGCAATCGTTAAATTTAAAGGTAACCCCACTCAACAGAAGACTTTCAATTCCCAGGCAGCAGCTAAAGCATGGGGGCGTCGCATTGAGTCGAGCATGGACAACGGGTCGTGGATCGATACTCGTGAATCGCGGTCCGTGCTCATCGAGCACATAGTTGATGACCTGGTCTACTCGTATGAGAGGTTTGGGCTCGAGGTCGCTGGTCCTAAATTAGGACAGTTGAATCAGATAAAAGAATACTTTCACGGTGTATCGATACACAATCTAACTTTTGATGACGTGTTGGACTTTGCCGCGTTTCGGCTAGAGACCGTTGCAGCAAGCACACTACAGACTCAAATGTATTATCTGAAACAAGCCATCACAAACAGCAGAATAAAAACCGAGCAGCCTGTAGTAGATATGGCGATCGATGAGCTCAAGAAAAAGAAGTTGATCATGGGAAGCGTCAGAAGAGACAGGCGGTTGGAACCAGGCGAGTACGAAACTTTGATGGAAGCAGCAGAAGGACACTGGATTAGTGCTGCAATAGACATAGCTGTGGAATCTGGCATGAGACAAGGTGAGATTCATGCGTTGAAGTGGTCAGACATAGATGAAAACAAAGGCGTCATCCACTTAATGCGTAAAGATAAGGGCGCTGAAGGAGGTAAATCTAAGTGCGATATACCTCTACTTCAAGGCGTGAGAGAGGCGTTGCTACGCTCGTCAAACGTACTTGGGCAAGGGCCAAACCTTATTAGCGTAAAGCGGGCAGCATCGATTTCAGACAAGTTTGCCAGGATGACGGCGAAATTAGGAATAGACGACTTGAGGTTCCACGACTTACGTCATGAAGCTATAAGTCGAATGTTTGAGAGGGGTATGAGAGTTGAACAAGTGCGGGTCGTGTCAGGACACCGCACGTTAGATCAGCTTTCTAGGTACGTGAACCTTCGCGCTGAAGATCTAGCTGGGATGTGAAGTAGGCAGCTACTTCGGGCGTAGGGAAAAGATATTTTTTCCCGTGTTTTACGTGTGGGATGTTTAGTCCATCACGATAAATTTGTTGGTAAAGCGATTCCCTTTTGATTTTCAATAAATCAGCTAGGTCAGCCAAATCCATAAATGGCCCATATTGGTTAATCAGAACCTCTAACATCTCTCTCCTTCTGTAACTTTCCTTGTCCAAAGACCAATGCAACAGGTTTGTTACAAAGTGTCATTATTCTATAATAATGATTATTAATATGCTAATAAAATGTAAGGAACCATTACAATGCTAGTAATTTATTAGATAACTAGTAATAAGAGTAGTTTACGACGGACCAAAGAGTATGTATCTGAGAGGCGGGGGGCAGCTCTTCTGGTAAATAGAAAGATAAGTTTTTTTGACTTTTAAGACGGGCTGCAAAAATTTTAGGGTTTTTTAATTCTGAAGGGGATACAAGGCGAACGTAGCAGTCAGAGTAAATAGCCTCGGGTGTGAAATGATTTTGATAAGGTTTTTGGTTAGGTATTTTCACTAAGATAGAAGAGTCAACTCGACGACTTAGCAAAGTTTCGTTAATTCGCTTAGTCATGTCTAAGGCGCTAAAAGCAATAATTTTTTTCTGAACGCTTGGTAAATCTCGCTCTATGTCGGGATCAATATCTCTTGGGTCTACTTCTAGAAAGTTAGCTAGCTTTACAATGGCAGGCGCGCGTAGCTCGGTAATATTATTAAGGTAATGAGAAATTGCACCTTGTGACCAGCCTAGTTCTTTAGCCGCTTCTACTTGGGTAAACCTCATTTGTACTTTTTTAGCATCCCAAATTTTACGTAGGTTCCTTACCGATAGTGGGAGATCCTTGCTCATGTTGCGTTCTTCCTGCATGCGTTATTGAATATATCCAATCTGCGACGCTCCGCCGCGATATATTTTGTTCTATATATTGCAGTTTACTAATATTAGTAGAAAAGTCACGCTCTAATATTATTGCTGTATCTTCTATACCTATAACTAACGCTACGGCAGCTGAGTGCTTCATACGTTCTAGCCAAGCACTTTGAAGCTCGGACAGTGAGTGCCGGATGATTGTGTCATCGCGTTTAGGGAGGGACTTTATATATTTGTATTCAACGAACAACACGCCTGCTGGTCCTGCATACATAGCGTCGGGGACACCTCCCGTGTATGTGTCGTGGATTTTCCACTTGTATACGTCTGGGTGCAGCGCTTTATGTATGGACCTAACGAAGCTATGTTCGTTCATAATTAAGTGGCCCGTTTCGGTCTACGGTGGGCCAAGCCGGTACTATAGGACGTGGAAGACGCCCCTGACCTATCCGGTATTAGCTGTACTGTTCGTACAACGCTTCAGCAGCTTTGTAGTCTTCTTCCTGGGCCCAACCAACAAACGAGACTTCGCAATTCATAAATGCTTTGCCCATCTTGTTTTCGGTAGGTACGCCCGAGACTTTCCACAGACCAGCGAACCGGTCACCGCCTTTCATACCGATCTGAGAGTTCCATGCTTTGGATACGCGTAACTTAGAGCTAGCGAAATCCATGATCGCTGGTGAACGCTCGAGCTCACCTGTCTCAGGGTTTTTGATAAGAAGGACGTGCGCGTGGGTTTCGTTGATGTCCCACTCAGCAGGCTTGTCTTGCTGATTGACGTAGGCTTCTGCGTCAGCCATTGAGCTGAACGCACCACCGTAACCGCCACCTGCGTCTAGTTGACGCCATACAACATACTCAAGCTTGAACGTCAGTGAGATGCAGTAAAGGTCATTACCGTAGTTGTGGTTGTTCAACGTGTTGACCAGGTGACCTGGCTCGCAACCTTCGACATACGCCGCATGGTGCTTATCAACTTCGTTGGACATTTTTTGCAGGAGCTTAACGCGCGGTATCTGCACGTTTTGTCCTACGTTTTCATTACCTCGTCCTGCACCTTCGACAGCTTTGAGGTGCGCTGGCAAGGTATCAGTGGATGCGACGAGACTGTTTGGTGCTACTGCTACTGCTGATTTAGGCATAATGTGTACTCTTCATTCTTCATGATTCATGTTTAGGTTTAAAGGGATCGAAAGTTAATGCGTCGAATTTCACGGGGCTGCAGACCAGGGACTTCTTCGCCAAGCTTTAGAAGTTCTTTGTATGCAGTCGACGAGACCCGTCTTTGCAAGAGACTGTAGTCTTTAGTGCTGTTGATGTGCTCGTACAGAGCATCCCAATCAATCACGTCAGGTACAGTGTCTTGGTTAATGGACACGCTGGCTTTGTCATTAGCGGTACGTGACAAACCCTGCTCGTCCAATTGGTTTAAGAGCTGCCAATCAAGCTCTTCTTTAGATTTGTTCAACACTTTTAGTTGGGCGTTGAGGTCAGCAATGTCATCTTTGACAGTTGCTCTGAGTTCAATAAGTTCATTTATAGTCATAGTCGTTTTCTCTTGGTGGGTTTAGGCTGCTTGCTTTAGTTTGTTTAGGATTCCGAGTAGCTGGTCCATGCGATCGACCTTGCCTTGCAACTTCTCATACACCTCTGGTTCCCAGGTGTTGCGTGCGGCGATCTGTATGACCTCAGTCTTTTCAGTCTGGCCAGCGCGATAGATGCGGCGGTTGAACTGCTGATAATGTTCTGCGTTGTATGTAGGCGACGCCCATATGACTGTCTTTGCTTTGGTCATAGTCAGGCCGTGACCTGCTGATTGGGGGTGACAGAACACAACCTGTAGCTGCCCCGCTTGTAGCCGGTCAACGATCTCTTTGCGTTTGTGTGCTGCTGTACTGCCGTCAATCGTTGCGTGCTTGATACCCATCTTGTCTGCTAGCTCAACCATGTACCGCTGCTCGTGCTTCCAGTTGAATGCAACAAGTGACTGCGCACGTTCGGCAACGAGCTGCATGACGATGTCATAGCGTTCTTTGTGGATGCGTTGTGTGTCACCGTTCTCGTCATAGACAGCGCCGGTACACAACTGAAGTAGCTTCTTGACCTTACTGCCTGCATGGACAGCGTTGATGGTTGCTTCTCCGGTGTACAACACAGAGTCTTCGCTGAGCTGTTGGTACTGCTGCATGATTTTCTTAGGCAGCGATACGTACATGGTCTGCACGCTTTGTGGTGGCATATCGATACATTCGGTTAGCTCGAAACGTATGTTGATGTCACTGAGTGCAGCAGCTACTACTTCTTCGGAGTCATCTTTTTGTACCCACTCATTGGCAAAGCCATTGAAACGCGGTGTACAGACTGACGAGCGGAAGCTGTAGAAGCGATGCCCGAGACGTTGTCCGTCGTCCACGATTAGCGTTGGGTGCCACACGTCGAGGATACCGTTGCTGTTGGGTGTGCCAGACATAGCGATGCGATGTGTGAATGCTTCTGCGATCTTCTTGCATGCTTTGCTGCGCTGACTGCTTTGGTTCTTGAATGCAGTGAATTCGTCAATGACCAGGGTATCGAAGTCGGCAAGTACATGAGTATTTTTAGCGAGCCATTTGACTGCGTCATGATTAGTGATGACTACGTTTTCTGTACCAGCGAATGCTTTCTCACGGTTCTTAGCGTACGCAACTGCGTACGTAAGGTTAGGAGTGAACTTGTCGATGTCATCTCCCCACGATGCTTCGAGGATGGACAACGGTGCGAGAACTAAGGTTCGTGATTCGCGGCCCACGATCGCATCTAATACGGATCGTGTCTTGCCTGTGCCTGGGTCAGATGTGATAAGGCAACGAGGGTTGGCAAGAATGAAGTCTGTCGTGATCTTTTGATGCTCGAAAGGTTCGTACATAGTCATCACTCATTGATGGTTTAGTATATTAGCATAGCTAATATATCGGGGCAAATGGATGTATTAAGCAGCAAGTAATAGTGGAACAGGACACGTCTGCGAATCTACGATAAACGGACTGTCTGATTGTTTAGCTTCGTTACCTTTGACGCGCAGCCCTATGATTTTGTTTCGGGCTTTTAAGTTGTCCAGGTCAGACTTGTCACCGTCTATAACATCACGTCCCAAGAACTTAGAAGGTAGTCCATTCTTAAAGACTACAGTGATGGGTACGTCTGTCTTTAGCGCCATGTTGACTTGGGTCTGGTACTTAGGAGCACCGCTGTAGCTAAACATGAGGCGGTAGTTGCTCGGTGTTTTGCCTAGACGAGCAGCGCGTTTGGTGTAGTCATAGAACAAAATGTCAGGGAAGTTCTGGATAACACCATAGTTTTCCCAGGCTACGTCTGACAGAACGTTGAGTCTGACAACTGCACGCTTGTCGTGCTTAGCAGCGTAAGCGCTGAGGTTAGTAAGCTCTCTGTTGAGGTGGTTAATAAACTCATCTGTTTGCTGCAAAAAGTAATCCGTTTTGCGCTGACGTGCGTCATTGATGCTCCTGTACACCTGGGCGAGCCCACTATGCTTGAGACAGGGATCGAAGCACTGAGCAATTTTAGATGAAGGACACAGCTCAGGCGTTGGCATCATCGACAGACCCGCTAAGACAACTGGTTGGTTCTTGGCTGTCTTGATGAGCTTGGTATTGCTGTCTCTGCTAAGCAGCTTATCTGGCCGCTTTTCTTTTAGTGGGATTAGGTTCTCTACTGAGGATGTCATCGAGTATCTCCTGTCTGAGTTGAGCTGCTGTCGCGCGGTCGCACTGCGTCATAATCCTGATCTCTGATTTCTTCAAACGGTGTGTAGTCCAGTACATCGCTTCCGCTGGGTCGGTAACGAGTTTGTATTCGACTAGCCACCCGTCGCGTTTGTAGAACATCTGCATTTCCGTACATCTCCTTTAAGTGGCCGCAAAGCAGCTCTTTGTAATCAATCATGGTTGGACTCCTATCCAGCGCACGGCGCGATATGGAAAGTTTGAGGTTTTGACAAGCTGTAGTTCTTCGCGACGCATGGTGCGTTTCATGATGAACAAGGTGACGGAGACAATAAGACCGCCGACCATTGCGGCGATCATGCCGCTGTATGTACCGGCGAATGCGTACATGAGGAAAGCTGTAACGGTGATGTCGATAGGTATGTCGTAGGCAATGACGCGGCGTATGCCGAACTTAAAGATTAGGAACAGTAAGCCGAGCGCCGAAAGTAGACCTGCAAAAATCATAGGTAACTCCAATAATGGCTGCGATTAGAAAAAGTGTTTCGTAAAGGCTGAGTAAAGCGAGTACTGCTTGTATCACGTAGGTCTCCTGAAATATAAGAACGCAACAAGGCCCACGACTGCAGTGAGTAGCAGCGCGTAGAAACCTAGAGCGAGGGCTTGTCCGAGGACAGATAGGGTAAGTAAGACAGCAAGTACGCTCGTAACAAACACAAGCGCATTGCTGCATAGGGTCTTGAATAGTTTCATAGGGATTCTCTCTTCATGTTTCATGATTCATGGGGATCATTTGAATTCCGATCGGGAATAAAAAAAGCCCCACCGAGGTGAGGCAATCACACGGGGAAGCTTTTAATTAGTTAGTCCACACCCCAGGTGCATTCAGGTTCGTCACCTTTACGGAACGAACACCACCTGCAACTGTCTTTGCTGGGTGTTGGATTAAAGTCTGTTTCTGTTGTCATCTTGATTGCACGACGGTGGAAGCCTGGTGCGAACACCATTGCCTGGTCGCGCGTATAGGTCTTCTTGGTAGTCTCGCCTTTGTCGAGATACCAGAACTCAACCTGCACGAATTGTATGTGCGGGTATCTGAAGAAGGTGCCGATGGCATACAGGAGACCCTGTTGTCCGTGGGCTATTTCGTTACCCCACTTCTTGCCGGTCTTGTAGTCGATGACGCGTGCAGAGGTGTCGTCTTCTTGGACCAGGGCATCGAGTTTGATGCGAGCCCAGGTTTCTTTTTGCATCCAACCGACTGGTGCCCAGTCGAGGTCGAAGCCCCACTCACCTTCTAGCTCTACTTTTGCTTCGATAAAAAGCTGCCGTAGTTCTTCAAAGTCGTCTTTGAATTTATGAAGTGTGTCGTGCATCTCACCCATAGTGCCGTTGACGTAGTCTTCAGCGTATTGGTGGATCTCGGTGCCGCGGTCTGCAGCAGGGCCACTAGGTTCTTTGACGCCCTTAACGCGACCAATGTAGGTGCGATACGGACATTCTTCGTAGACCTTGAGAGCTGAGTAGCTCCAGGCTCTAACGTCGCCTAGTTTTTCTGGTTTTTCGAAGTCGACTACATCGTCAGGTCGTGTAGCTTGTGTCAACTTAATCATTTACTTTCCTAGTAGTGATAAGTAGATATATTAGTATAACTATTATTTTAGCTGACGGCTAGCAGCTTGCGGTCTTTGTCGTCGAAGTACTTGTCAGTGGCTTCACTAAACAAATCAGCTTCAAGTTTCCAAGTCGTTACTACGCCCATAACTGTATTTGCATTTCTCGAAGCACCATGTACGCGTTTTCGTTCTTTACTAACACCACATCGCGCTGCTTTCTTTTGGAACTCACGTTGAGACAACCGATCGTCAGTGAGTACGCCGTACACAACACGCAGGTGTTCCATTGGAATAACGGAATGCGGCCATTGGGACTCTGCTACCCACTGTTTAACGAAGCGTTGTGCAGTAGTTATTTCTTGGCCCTGCATGACGTTAGTCACACTGATGTCTAAGATATCTAGGAACACACTGAGTTTTCCGTGTCGTACTGCTGCAAAGAACTCTTCCATAACAGACATAGTGACTTGAGCCATCTGTGCTTTGGCGTTGTTAGCAATAGGCGTACGAACGAGCTGCTTATTTACTTTGTAGTTACGCAGTAGTGCCGCGAACTTGTGTAGCTCAGTGCTGATGTCATCGATGCCATCAATAACTTCTGGATACACATGCTCGAGCTTTTGTTCTTGACGAGGTGCGATGTTGTATCGACGGTCACCTTCTTCAATCTTTACTGCATCCATACGGTTAGTAAGGAAGATAAAGTTTGTGTAGTTAGGCATTTCTACCTGGTTGGAACGCATTGCACGGATAGTCATTGTGTTTTCTGTGATGGCGTTCTTGAGTTTGTCTGCAATTTTCATGGTGCCTGCGTTAGCTGAAGCCATGTGAAACTCGTCGACTACTAAGAACAATGCCTGGCGCATGTATAGGTTGAACTGCTCTTCTATGTTTTGTAATGCACGCATTGGTACGTGCTCGTTACCGAACAAGGGTCTGAGTACCTTGGTGTAGAAGATACCTTTACCTGTGCCTGGTACGCCTTGTAGAACCCAAGCAGTCATTGCTTTGCGCTTGGTCTGAAAGATGTAGGCCAGCCAGTTAGTAAAGTGCTCAACCTCGAGGTTCTGCCCCCCAAGGATGTGAGTCATGAGCTTGTAGATTAACGGACAAGAGTCCGCGATCTTTGCTGAGTCACCCATGCTGAGCGGTTCGTGCTCACGGGTTGACAGCATGTACTCTGTCTTGCGGAACATGTTGATGTGGTATGGCACGTTAGCAAGGTTTACACCTTCATCATTAGATGCGGGGTCAAAGATGACTCGAGCATCTGGTACGAAGTCTGGCTTGCTGCGGCCATGTGAGCGCATGAACCCTTCGATGCTTGCTGAAGAACAAGGCATTAGCGGGAAGTCATCGCTGAACTGATTCAAATTAGGGTCGAATACTCCGTTGTAGTACGTGTCTGTATAGAAGTCACGCATGGCTATCGGGAAGTTAGCTCGCCCTTCTTTCGCCATTTCTTCTTGGTAGTGGTCAAAGAGAGACTTGTAGAAGTCAGGGTCTGCTGCTTCGATAGACCAGATTGGTTCGCCCTTGAAGTTGTACATATACGTGGGGTCTTCAATCTTGAAGTAGTACGCGTTGCTGTCTCCGCCATTTACGTTGCAACGTATGTATGGAGGATTGGTGTCGTCAGTAATCTGTATCGACATGCGATCGGGGTTAGTCAGGATTTCCTCTGACTTGTTGTCCACAGTGGCAATGGTCAATCGCTCTTTCTTAGCGTTGAAGCCTCGCGCTACGCGTAGTTTGTTTTTGTGCTCATTACTCTTCTGATGAACAACCTCGGGGCTGATGTTGTTCATCAACCCAGCGAGGTCGAGCGTCTCCGATATACCGGAAACGCGCACGATCCGCTCGGAGGATGAGCCGAACGGATCGTGGGTTCCGTCTTCAAAGGTAGGAGGCGCAATGAAGATGAGCTTTGAGTTGTCAGCTACGCTTGCATCTAACGGGTACTTTAGAGAGTGACCGTTGCTTGATAACTCAAGCTGCGAAGAGAATAACTGAGACTCAAAATTACTGTTCTGTAGCCACAGCTTGACTGCTTTTGCAGGCATAGCGTGTTCTAACAGGATGAATATGTGCAGAGAAACCTTGTCACCTTTCAGTCCTAGACTCGCTGATGCCTGGGCAATAAAGCTACAGTCTTGCACTTCTGGTGGGAGCTCACGCATGACAGCTTTCGCTAATGTGCTGACATCTTTTTGAGTGAATAACTTAGGGTTGGTATGACCAGGCATTGTGATGCCATCAATATCTAGTACTAATAGATTTGAGTAGCCAATACGATCGGTCTTACCTGCGCGTGATTCGTTTTGTATCGATCTTTTAAGATTGCCTTTGAGAAGGCAGTGGCCTTGCTGGCCGTGATCGCGAATAAGTGTTTCTAGCATTGACAGCCCAGTGCTGTCTGTGGGGATATCGTGTTCGTGTGATGTTACATTTTTTACGTGTGGATAAGGGGTGAATCCGTTTTTAGGACAGTGACGTTTGCTGAGCCGCTGTCCATTCGCGGCTTCTAAAAAGGTTAAGTGCATGGCTCCTCCTACAGAGCAGCTTATATTAGCATGACTAATATCTATTTAGTAGGACCAGCATTCTTGTCAAATATTTCTTGTCGATCAATTTTTATAGATTCGTCCGCTTCAAATGTAAGGCGGACCTGATTTCTATCGACTTTTGATATCTTTATTTCAGCAAGAATACCGTCATCATCATGAAGGATGATTTTCTCGTTGAGTTTCCTTGTTAGTACTAGTCGTGGCATCAGGGCTATTTACTGTAACTAAAGTCATAACCGCCCTCCGCGTCTAAAGGTATATCTTTTGCCCACGAAGGCGGCGTGCACATATGTGCTATAAGCTTTGACATTGTAGCATCAGCGTTATTAGCTTGGCTAATTAACACGATTTCATCGTGGACAGTTAGAACGACTTGTGCATCAAGCGATGTGTCTTGTTGTATACGCAACATAGAATCTGTGACGATGATTCTAGATAGCGCTTGCACCACGTTTTCTGTGATGCGCCCACCCCATGTAGACTCTGTTGCTCGTGAGTCGTAGGTGAGCTTTCCTCCTTCGTACCGGAGGTTGTTGTAGTGCAGGGCCATACCGTTGGGCAGATGTATCTTGCCGCGGTGGAAACGGAGGCCGTGCCAGGACTCGTCGTAGCTAGGGTTGATGGTGTTAGCTAACTTGAGCTCCAGTTTGTTCCAAAGAAGTTGCACACCTGAATATGTACTGCGGTATGTATTGACTACGTCAAACGCTTCGTCGGTAGAGAACTTCATTGGTGGTCCCATCGCACCTGCTTCCAGGGTCGATTGGAACTTTGCTGCACCCATGCCATACCCAAGACCAAGGACAGCTGTCTTACCAACGAATCGTTCTGTTGGGTCATCCGTCTTGTTGATGGGTCTGCCATAGATTTTTGTTGCTAGGTTGCTGTAGATGTCGTCGCCGTTGCGGAACTGCTCCAACAAGTCATCTTCATCTGCAAGCCAAGCAAGCATACGTGCCTCGATGTTTGAGAGGTCAGCTACAAATACGAGTTGGCCCTTTGGGGCATACAGCGCTTTGCGAAGCTGAGAGTTGCGAGGCATGTTTTGCATGTTAATTTTTTCTGTGCCACCAAAACGTCCCGTGTGCGCTGCGTAGTAACGCAGTGGGACAGAGATGGTGCCGTCGTCGTGAGCTGCATCGATGAAACGTTGAGCTCTTGTCTCGTTGATGCGACTCTTGACTGCTTTACGCGCCGCCCAGATAGGTTCGTGTTCTGGGTACATCCTCTGCATCTGGGTAAACGCCTTATCGTTTTTTCCCAGGGCAGGAATGTCTTTGCCAGTGGTCGGGCTGCGTTTTGTAGGCGGCACTAGGCCCAGGTCAGTCTTTATATACTCAGCAAACTGCTGATTAGAACTGAGGATTTTCCGATCAATACCTGCATCATTGATCGCTTTTTCACTAGCTGCGATCTGCTCGTCACGGAACGCGATGAGTGAATCGAGGTCCACGGTCAGCTTTGGTTCACAGAACATGCGACACGTTATGTCGATGATATCCATCTCTGACTGTGGCATGCGGTCAACCATCTGCTGGTATAGCGCCCAGGTGAGGTCAACGTCCTGGATACAATAGCCTGCCAGGGCTTGCTCTGTTTCGGGATCGAGGTCATAGATACCTTTGGCATCAATGAGCTCATCACCTTTACGCATAGTTTCGTCGTCAGGGAAGCAGCGAACTGCACAGTCCTTGAGGCGAGCTGATTGCCCAGGGAATAAGCCACGGCTCATTGCTGCGGTGTCGATGTAGTATTTAGGTGTGACTCGGTAGTACCTGGTTAAAATATAACCATCGAATGGTGTGTTGTGGCAGATAACCGTCGCTTGTCGCCAGTCAATCTCGCTGATGGCAACTTCTGCTTCGTCTTCACCAAACCATTCAGTGGGTTCGTCATCAATTTTGATGCCTACGCCCCACACTTTGAATTTCTCGTGTCGGACATAGTCCATAGTCGTTAGCTTTGACAACGACACCTTGGTGTCGAAGTACGTCTCAAAGTCCAGGGTAACTAACATTAGAATGGTATCTCCGGTGAATTAGCGTCGTCGCATTGGTATTGCGCGTAGATTTCGCCTTCGATGACTCGGTATTGAGACATGAGCTCTGCATAACGCTCGGGCATTCGTGATTTCATCCACACAGTAGTAAAGGTGTGGAACTCAGGGTGTATTTGGTCGTCTTTGAGGCTAAGTAGTTCCTCGAAGTATTCTTCCGTCTTCATCGCATCCTCCTGGACGAAATATCTCTAGTACTGAGTGATCAGCCCACTTTTTAAGTGCGTACTGATCCTCAGTAATTACATAGATGTTGCGGTCGGCGTCACACACTAAATAAGCGGTTTTACTGAGTGTGTTTTGTATGAAATGGCCTTCTTCAACTGCTGCATCTACATCAGTGAAGGGCGTACTCATCTTATACTGGGCGTGGGGGCTTTGATTTCCATTTCGATCAAACGATCGAGGTAGAAACGGGCTTTGCGTAAGTCTTCTACTGGCTTGCCTTTGTAAGACATGCGCCAGATGTACTTTTCTACATTGCCTTTGAGATAGCCTTTGTATGCTTCGTGTGACATAGACGCTTTGATTGCATCAATGCACTCGATCTCGCCAGAGTTGTAGTGGCTAGGCTTGTGGACTGGATCATTAGGTTGGATGTCGTATGGATCGACGTAATCGGGGTTTGGTTTTATTCGTACTCGGTCCCAATCCTGGGGTGTTGCTTTGTTTATAGTCATTGTACTCTCCTAAGTCAGCGAAATAGTACTAATTCTAATATATTAGTTCAAGTATTACTGAGTTGGTGGCTCGGCGGCTAAGTACAATTTGATACGGCCTGTTTGCAATAGCTTCTGGATTTTTCTGTCAAGTATGTTGTTGATGTCGTCTAGTTGGCTGAGCCTTGTTTCGAGTGCGAGTGTGCGATCTTCATGTTCTCGCAATTCTTCAGTTAAACCATCAAGCATATCGATACGATCTTCGTGGTCCGAGGCTCGTGATTCGAGGTCATCGACTCGTGATTCGAGGTTCGTGTCGTGCTCCATTAACGCTTGTGCGGCTACTTCGCTGAGGAACCGCTCCGTGTGGTGGATAAATTCTTCTTTAATTAAGTCATTCATCGTTAGCTGATCTCCCTTCTGGGTTGGTGAGTTTGGCTGCCAAGTTCCAGGCCATATAGGCACAG